GTCAGTAAGCCGGGGACGGAGTTTCTCGCTTACCTGGCGTTGGCCGGGATGATCGTTGTCGGGTGTTTTCCAGATTACAAAGCGGATAAATTCCAACACCGGGGACATATGGCCGGTGCAATGATGGCAATATTATTCTCTCAAATTTGGGTGTCACTTAACTTATGGCCTATGTTATTTGTATGGCTTACCTATATTGGATATGCTGTATTAAATATTGCCAAAGAAAAAGAAGGCACATTCTGGCATAAGCTCTATCAAAGTAAGCCGATGTTTTGGATTGAGATTTCTTCATTTGTGGCTGCTTATCTCTGTGTATTAATTTGCATATAAAGATATGGAAGAAGAATTATTGACAACGCTTAGCCGCCTATCGAATGTGATTGGCGGCTTTGTGACCACCGTACTGATCCCCGTTGCCGGCTACTGGGGCTACCGGGAATATAACAAGCGCAAAGCGGGCGCAGAGGCTAAAAAGGCGGAAGCGGACAATATCACGCAATATGCCGCCGAATGGAAAGAGCTATACGAAAAGAAAGAGCAACGTGTCGGCGAACTGGATACCAAGATCGATGCCCTTTATGACAAAATAGACGAATACCGTAAACGAGTCCGGGAACTGACCGAAAAGAACACAGAGCTTGTGATAAAGAACAGTGCGTTAGAGTTCCGCAAGTGCAACAAGCACGGGTGTTCGGATCGTGAGCCGCCCAGCGATTTTTAGATTTAGATTAATGAACAATTAAAAATAATGGATGAATTTATTATGACAGCAAGAGGACTTAGAAATAATAACCCTGGCAATATCAGAATCAATGATGACTTATTTCAGGGCGAGGTGAGACCAAGCAAGGATAAGTCATTTAAACAGTTTGAAACGATGGCCTACGGCTATCGGGCGATGTTCGTAATCTTACGGAATTATATCCGCAATTACAAACTGGACACCATCCGCAAGATGATTACCCGGTGGGCTCCGACAAACGAGAACCATACGGAGAATTATATCAGGGTGGTGGCGGAAAGAAGCGGTATTCCGGCTGACGAGCCCGTATATCCCGAGAACAGAGAGATAATGATTCGTATTGTCGCTGCTATGTCGTATGTTGAAAACGGCGTAGAAGCCGATATGCCGGATGTTATAACAGGATGGATTTTGCTATGAAATCTTGGCATGTAATACTGATTTTGATTCTCTGCCTTCTTTGCTTCTTGGCCGGCCGGCACACGAATAGGATAGGAGATGAGCTTGTTGGAAAAACCGACACGTCGACTCTGCGTGACACGATTCGAGATAGCATTCCTTATCCTGTCTATGAAACGGTGATCCAGACGGTTCCGGAACTGTTCCCTGTCTACATCACACTTGAGGGAGATACAGTGAGAGAGCCGATTTTTGTGCCTATCCCGGTCACGCAGAAAGAATACTTGACGGATGATTATCGCGCTTGGGTGTCAGGATATAATCCTTCGCTGGATAGTATTGATATATTTCGAAAGACAATGTATATAACAAAACAGCAGTCACCCCGTCGCTGGGGGATTGGTATTACAGCCGGTTATGGGATTGGTCGGTATGGTTTATCACCTTATATAGGGGTGGGAGGATTTTATAGAATTTGGTAGAAAACATTTGTTCATTTATCTATATCGTCTGTGAAGATAGTATGGATATCGGGAGGAAAAGAAAGCCTCCCAAACCTAAAAATTAAAACGGACCTGGTAGTTGTTTTAATGCGTTGCACGGCTGGGAGGCTCTAAGCTCTTTTGGCCGTGCTTTTTTGCCCGGCAGTAATATTAAAACAAACAACTAAACAGAATGTTTATGAATCGGGTAGAAATGTATTATAAAAAAGTGGTGGTGACCGTTTGCCAGGCAATAGGTACCGATCCTGTAATGTTACTTTCGAGCAATAAAGAAATAAATGTAGATGCTAGAGGAATAGTTATTGCTATTTTGACGGAACATAAATATAGTGACGGAACGATAGCTATACTAACCGGCATGACTCGTCAGGCAGTTAATCGGATAAAGAACATCTACCCGGATAGGATAAAAAGGAGCTATTATCTGCGTAGTTTATTTGAAAGTGTGAGGGAAGAATTAGTTGAATATGAATGATTAATTGTGAGAGCAATAAATTAGCAATAACTTAGCAAACAATTATTTATTAAGCAAAGCATTTATAGTGATTTTTGTGGTGTCCGGGTTACTCGGACATAACCATAAAAATCATATATATGGAAGCGGAAAGAATAATCAAAGAAAAGGAAATTGTCCATGACAGTGAGCACAAAGATTATGCATCTAAGGGTGTTGGTAATGCTGGATTGACATTAGGTATCATTGGAACAGCGTTGGGTGCATGGGCTGTATCTCGTAATCGCGGTGGTTTGTTCGGTGGTGGCTGTGGAGCCGGTATGCCGGAAAATGTAAACATCAATACAACTACAGGAGGTAGTGGTGGTTCCGGCGTAGGTGCTCCTACTGCATTTATGGCCTGGGAAAAGGGTTGCGAGGAAGCTCTTGCCTTGACGAATGCCATGTGGGGATTGAAGGTCTCCGGAATGCAAGCAGATTACGACCATCGTAATACGGATGTCGCTGAAAAATTTCAGATTTACCAGTCTCAGGTAAACGGCGATTTTGGATTGTACAAATCTATGCGCGACCTGAACGATTATCAGACCGAAAAATTGAATAACGCATCTTTTGGTCTGTATAAGAGTCAGCGTGACGGTTTTGATGTCCTAAGTGCCCGTATCGGTCATTTAGAAAAAGAAGTAGCAGTAGGAGCGGCTATCCGTCCGTACCAGGACAAGTTGATCCAGTGCGAAATTGATCGTGCTTTCACGGCATCGGTAAATTACACTAATCGTCTCGATTGCCGTAACATTAAAGGCGAATTGGTTCTTCCTAATACGCCCGTCGTTTCTGGTTACGGAAGTTATCGTAGCTGCTGTGGTTTTCCCCAGACAAGTGCTCCGGCAGAAACCGCTTGAAAATACAAAATCTGCAAAGGTTAAAGTAAAGCGTAAAAAGCAAAGTTAGTGGTAGCCCTTCGGGGCTTACCACTTTCCTATTATCAACCACTAACAAAATTATTATGGCATTAAATAACGTATTTATAGGAGGCGGAGATCCGTTATTAGGATCATCCTCTAATAGTATAAACGCAGATATGGAAGCCTATGAGCGCAGGTTACAGGAGACTCTTAGCCAAGTGCAGGCGCAAAAACAAATGGCGCTTAATCCTCAATCGCAAGCTCAGAGGAGCCAATCCCCATTATGGGATGAGATGGATAATATCGTTAATGATATGACGGATATGGAAATTGATGTATTAAACAATGATCCCGAATATCAAAAAGCTCAAAATACATTAATGGGCATACTTAACAGGGAGTATATGAGGATAATGAGGCCTATTGTGGAAGGGGTTAAAGACGGAAAAGAAACATTGGAAAATCTAATGTCAATTACTAAAAGAGTGAAGAAATCTGCTTCAGAAGAGGCTAACAAAAATATTGCACTATTCAATGAATATACTTCTAAATATGCAGATATGCCTTATGCGGAATTTCTGAAGTTGAAAAATAGTGGAAATAAGAAAAAGTCTAATTGAATGCCTTATGGAATTGAAACAACAAGCATTAGAGCTAAAAAGTAGATTTATAAACTCTGTAGAAATATGGGCGGAAGATAGGATCAATACTTTCGTTTCGGGGAATACGGCATTTAAGCCTTTGGCAAAATATTTGAAAAGAGGTGTTCATAATATTCTTATTATTAAGGATAAAGAGATAACAGAAAAGATAGAAGGTCTTATGCTTTTTGTCGCAGATGAGAAAGGCAATTATGATAAGGGGGAGCTTTTTGACGACATGATGAATATCTTTAAAACGATGAAGCCTTACAAGTTTGAACAAGGTTTTTTTAAAGGAACGATAGGCGAGGGATCTATTTTGTTAGAGCTGCCGGATAACGGACTTATGAACTTTATAATAGGTGATACTAACGCTATTCGTATAACGGAGGCTGACTTTTTGGAATTGAAATCAATATTTACAGACTAAATACAAAGAATTATGAATTACAAGGAGTTAATAAAGGATTACCATTCAAAAGGTTTTGGTACCGAAAAGAAAATGTGGGAGTCTATCTATGTGTTAGAGGATGCAATGATGTGTTTGAAAGAAAAGAATCCAGATGTATATGACGAAGCTATGCGAGATTTACATGAAGTGTTTTGTGGCCCTCATTATAATGAGTGTTTTGCTCGTGAAGATGTTGCGGGGATGCACCATAAAAATACGAGGGGAGAAACGATCAAAGGTGAACATTGGAGCATGGATCAGGTAACTTCAGCCATAAAAGGCATGAGTATACCAGGAAATACCAACATATGGGATGTATATGTCGCTCTTAATGCCAATTGGCATGATAAAAATGTCAAATTCGCGGAATGGTTTAACGCGGATGCTGACAAGAAAATCATTGAGGATGCCATCAGTTTTTATTTTATGGACGCGGACGCACCGGATGGAAAAGTTTGGTTGTACATGGATGCAATGGATGATAAGTAAAGTAATCCTATTTAGTCCCTATTTAAAAAAAACGGGGACTAAATACGGTTTACTATATTGTTTTTATTTGTAGTTAACTATATAATGTTAGAAATACAATGCGTTGATAATTAGTTTAATTGTAGTTATCTGTTGTTGTGTGTAGTGATTAACATAGACTCTCCATCTCCACAGAAAAGGCTAGCAGTTTCGACTGCAGGCCTTTTTTGTGATCAATCTTTATCGATTAATTGGATTCCTTCAGGATCGATATTGATTATCTTTTGTTTGTAAAGAGCCCCGATTGCCTGTTTGAATGCTTTTTTGCTGCAGCGAAATAGAGAGTAAATAGGTTCGGTTCACTGGCTGCATATCTTCCTTGAGCTTTGAGCGAATCCAGAATTATCTTGGCAACACCTTCTGCCTTTTGATATCCTAAGGGGGGTAAGGCTGACATCTATATTTTCGTATTCTCTGACTTCTTTGATGTACCCTTTTTAATGTTCCCCTTTTCCCAAGCGTTGAAAAACATCTGGTAGCTCAGAGTATTCGTCCGAAATAAGTCGCTTCTTTCTCTGTTTGTCCGTAAGCATAGATGTCAAATGAAAATAATAGAAGGAACTCTGTATGTCCTTATGCCTCATGCTTCTTGATAGAGAGCTATTTGCAGCTGAACTCAAAATCATGTTTCTCCCACTGCGTGATACTTGTGGTGGCATAATGATGACGAAAGTCATAAGGACATACTGATTCCGGACTTATACGTAGTTACAAATTTTTGTGTAGCATAGTAAAATGGTCATATCAGTCTTACAACGGCTACGAAAATAGGACAAAGATTCCATATAGGAATAGTACGGTATCGATGGGGGTACCCTTTTGGGTGTACGGCTTACCCAGATCTATTACACTTGCATTAGCTCTGTGGGTGTGGGATAATGAGAGCGGATATAATTCTCCGATCTCTTTTTTGATTGAAGATCTTGGATAAAATCCCAGCAACCGTACCCAAAGGCCTGTTTATTGGTTTCTGCTGACGAGGGATAGGATCTTCTAATTTGGTGGTAGACTTTTTCACTATTAGGTAATCGAATAGCTCATTACTGCTATAAACATTCATTGGAAAAGACAGAGTCTCTTTAATCTTAGATTGAATCAGGTTTACAACCTCGTTTTTCCCAGGTGATCAATTAGCATTTGGAAATTGGATTTTAGATAAGGATTATTCATAGGCTGAAAATTTTGATTAATATCAACCTATAGGTTATAAATGTTATCCAAACTCTAAATTCATAATTAACATTTTATCAAGTGATTGCAATATGAAGTTGGGATAACATTTATTGTTGCTGCCACCAGTGAATTTGCCAGAATTCATCATATTTTTGTTCGTGAGGCAAATAATTATCTGATACGCTTTAATGGTATTGACTTTCTTACAGAACATTATGATGCAGAGCATTTGTTTTCATTTGATGATACTATTCAGGAGCTTACGCAAGTTTGTCTAAATAATGGAGGGGGCATTCAATGAAACCATATTACGGTTCTAATACTATAATTGAACAGATAGACTTGTCAAGGTGTAAACCTTACAAGGACTTCAGACAAGGGTTCTATCTGGCAGAGATTAGAGAACAGGTAGAACAAATGGTAAATATAATATTTTAGCTATTTAATTGATAATAAAATAGTTATCATATCATTTACAAAAATAGGTAACGGTTTAGAAACGAGTGAGATTCAACCGATTGTTTTATTTTGCATACATTCAAAGAACATTTTTGTAACGCAAATATAAGATTTACTGCTGAAAAAAGCAATATTACAGGCTTTTACTATCCCAAAATATCGGTCAAGGGAGTCGGCTTTCACGTTCCCCCCCCAACTATAACCTTCCATCCGTCAGATAAAACCGTGTCTTCGTCACTTTTCAAACAAGTTATTCAATTCATATTTTAACCAATAAACTTTCTATATTCATTCAAATGAAGTTATCATACCAAATAACCTCGTTCCATTGTTTCTATTTTTATTAAAATATTTTGTGTAAATGGAAAATACGGGATTCAAAGTGAGTTCCGTATTTTTTATTTTATACATTTACCGAATGAAGAAGATTATGAAAGAAAAGAATCAAGTAGTGCCTAATGAGGTATTAAGAAAGGAGTTCCTTAGCCAGTTCAAAACAGAAGCCGATGTGAGCAAGTTTCTGAAGCAGTTGCATGCCCAAGTATTGGAAAAGATGCTTGAAGGCGAAATGGATGCCCATTTGGGTTATGAAAAGAATTCTGAGGCAGGAAACAACACTGGCAACTCCCGGAATGGCAGTTATCCGAAGAAAATCCAAACCGAACATGGAGAATCTGTCATTTCCATTCCGTGTGACCGTAACGGCCAGTTTGAACCGATAGCAGTCCCCAAACATGAAAGTCATGGACTTTCTATAGAGGGACATTTATTAAATATTATATCATCCAACTAATTAATATACAATGTGTTGCGGATTGGTTGGCTTTTTGTATCTTCTAGGTATTCCCCCGAAAACAAGGTTTGACGGCCCAAACAGGGGAAATTCCCCAACTAAGATATGGCTAAGATAGCAAAAATTTCAGAAATTCACCCTACTTTGGGCTTTACAGAATTTGATATTCTGGAAAAATACCGCAAGAGTTTTCATGAGAGTGGGCTTGGCAGGCTTCATTCGTTGTTTCTGTTTGAGTGTATGGCAAAAGCCGCAGGTCTGTCTGAACAACGTTTGGGCCGCAGGAACATATTCAGTCCTTCCGCAAAGATCGTCCTTATGGTCCTGAAGGCATACACCGGATTCTCCGACAGGCAACTGGTGGAACATCTGAACGGGAACATGCACTACCAGATTTTCTGTGGAATCTTCTTGAAAAACTCTTCAGTCAAAGGGATGGGATCCATAGCGAGTACGGTGCTTTACTCCGATATACACAGGATTACCAGAAGCGTCTTTCCATCATCGGAAAGGAGCTTGTATAGGAAAAGGAAATGTTTGAAGGGCGGAAAGTCAGTGACCGCATCGTCAGCATTGACCGTTATTATGTATGTCCCATCGTCAGAGGCAAGGAAACCAAGTCCGTCAAGTTCGGTGCAAAGGTCAATAATATACAGATAGACGGCATATCGTTCATTGAACACCTC